TCTCCGGAGGCTGATTCATTGAATATCAGCGCCCCGTTTGCCGTAATTGTGCTGCTAGAAAATGTCAGGTTAGCAAAATCTGTAAACGCTGTTGTGCTGGAGGTCGTTGGGTCAACACGGGTCAGTGCGGCACCTTTAGCCGTATAGCCCGTGCCAGATACCTCGTTGGATGTCGTATACGCAGTTGTGCTTGCATTTAGAGTTGCAGAGCTTGTGTACAGGGCTAGATTGAAGGTGCTTCCACCAGTGTTTTTGAAGTTGTGTACCGCCTCCATAAGCTCTTTCTTGAAACTTGTACACATTGCACTCGTAATAGACATTATAGCCTCCTAATTATATCAGCCATGTCTTTATGACCTTGACGATCTAGTTCGGCAATCAGCGTGGTTCTATCGCTCTTTATCGCCTCTTTAATGTATCTCAAGACTGTAACTTTAACAGCCTCTTGGAATTCTTGTGCCTGTTCCGCTATGACGGGATGACAATTGCCCCCTACACTAACAATGCTGTCTGCGGCTGACTTGGCCCAAAACTCAGGGCTATGGCCGCCATTCTCAGTTGCCGTGACAATAACGCTGCCAACTTCCATAGAAAGCATTATCTGTTGGCCCTTACGGCTCCAGCCCTGTAGCTATCAGTGGTGTTGTAGCCCTCACCAAGAGCCTTTAACTCTTCTAATGCCTCGTTATACCTTGTCGCATAAAGCTGCATTAAATCCGGGTCTCCCTTCAAGAAGGTGTAAGCCTCCACCAAGCAACCATAAAGCAACGCATTTTCTGCGTTTGTGCCTAGCCAACTTGTCCCATCGCTAGCAACGGTAATTGACTCAGGCTTATAGAAGTAATGTATTTCAGCAGAGTAGTTGGCGTTTGGCGTTGGGCCTAGAATAAAAACTTGCTCATTGAACAAAGCGTAATGCTTTGGCACCCCTGTCGTAGAAGCCACAGGGTAAGCTTCTCTGATGAAGTTAACGTCCTTACGAATCAGGAACTCATAGCCACTGTTATCTATTGACAAAGAATACGTTGCCAAAAAGTCAGATGGCACCGCTAAGTACTGGTTGGACTGAGTTGTTGTCCCTGTAGCGTTCTTCCTAAAGTCCGGCAACTGAACCGACTTGAGTATTCTTTCTTCTGCCTGCGTAATAATGGTTGGCAGGTCAGTAACGAATGTGGATTCGTTTGACTCAACGTAGTCCTGTATTGCTGTTTTAAGCGTTGTGAATGTAAATGCCATTAGCTTGTACTCACGGTCACTATGCCAACGCTACCAAACATATCCAAACCAACTTGCCCTACTGGGTTGAAGGAGGTTAACAGTCTGCTTTGATCCAAACCTTGATCTGGTCTTGGGTTTCTCAGCGCCTGCGGATCGTCCATACGAATCCTGCCAAGCTTAAGCTGTGGTTGATCTGGGCTGTTAACGTCACGACCAACCAAAAAACCAGTAGGCCTGCCGTTTACGATTTGAGGCACAAGGTCTTTTAACGGGTATCGAAACCCTGTTAGGTCGCAGTAGCCGAATGCATGTTTACCACTAGCGTAAGCGCCCATACGTTAAAACCCCGGTGCTATGTAAATAGATGCTTTCTCTCTGTCAGCATCAGCAGCTAAGTTCCACTGCTCCTCATAATCAGCCTTCAGCACTGATGATCTAGATGCTGCGTTTGGAAATTTAAGGCTTAATTGGTAAGACAGACCTGCAACCAAGCAAGGCAAGAACCTAGCTGGTACGTCCATATTGTTTGAAGCCGCAGAGCCTGCATCATCGATGCGCTCTAAGTAGTAATAAACAAACGTATATGACGCGCTATCTGGAACAGGCCAAAGGTTAACCGTAATCTGTGCTGGCGCTTTGTCTATCTGATACTGCAAAGGCTTACTTTGTGTAAGCTTGTTTGACAAATGAGCGTACTGACTTACAGATATCCTGCTCAATGTTTGATCTTGTTGGCTAGAACTGTCACCCGCATTGGTGCGAACAAATGCTTCTATGATGTCGAATATCTTTGCATCTAGTGCGTAAGCAGACGTTCCTTCAGTAAGGGCTTGCGTACCCTCTTTGACCGTCCACAGGTTTAGGCCTCTGTTCTGCCATTCCAGCATAAGCAGGTTAATGCTTCGTCTAGCTGTGCGATAATCATAGCCGCTACGAAGCTCTAAACCAGCGCGTTCAAAAGCCTCCTCCATAGCATCAGAGAGGTCTAGGTTGAATGCATATGTGCCGCTAACAGCCATCTAGATCATCCGACCTTTGGTTTTGCCTCTAATAGCCATGCCATCAATAGACTTTACCTTGCCGCCAGCTTTCATCCCGTCCATGCCGCCAGTACCGCCTGTGGCAGACATGATCTTTTGCATACGCTGTTCTTTAGCAGCATCGGCGGCTTCTCTTTCTAACCGTCGATCTTTCTTTTTATCTCGTCTGTTTTTTAGATATCCAGCAAGAGGGCTTATTGCAGCTAGAGGCTCTTCTGCAATGAGTCCGACCAATCCACCGCCGAGTATCCCAAGATCTTTCTTTCCCATTACGGCCTCCTAGCCTTCTGCTTCTTTTTAGAAACACGCTTCTTTTTAGATGGCGCGTTCTTGATTTGTTTACCCATCTGCGCTCGACTGATCGCCATTAGCCTCTGCCAAACTTCTG